TGTGCATGAAAAGCGTGTTCTACAGTGGGATATATCAAATCATTATATTCAAAACTATTACCACGATTAAATGTGGATAACCATTTTGTATCTTTAGATTTACTAAAATAATAAATGGCATCTGCTTGTGGTTCTTCTACGGTCTCTATAGGTTCTCCTTTATTCAAACTGACTAATTCTTTTTTGACTCTATACATTTTTCCATCCGGTTTACAACAAATCATATATGATTTAGATGTTATATTATCTATTTTACCTGTTAATTCTTTTTTTCCTGACATCCATTTTACTTCATCACCTTCTTTAAATGTATCATCTATAACTTCTACTTTATCTTTTTCTTTTTTCTTGTTTTGTTTTGTTACATGTAATCCTGGTTTATAATCTTTAACAGGGAGTTTAGGTTCGTCTGTTAAATAATCATATTCAATATTATTATTTACATCTCTAATTTCTCTATTTAAATTTTGAATATTATTTAAATTTTCAATATATTGTTTTTTCAGGTCAGAAATTTTAGGTTTATTTTCAATTAATTTCATTTCAGTTAATATTATTTTTGATTCATTTTTTAATTTTGTGATTTTTGTATAATTATCTTTTATTAATTCAGTATTTTTAAGATTATATTTATTAAATAAACCTTTTATGGATTTTAATTCATCATCATACTTTTTTTTTAAAGCAATATTGTCATCTTTACCTTTTGAATTTACATCAATATATTTACCAATGACTTCCCAATTAATAGTTTTTTGTAAACTATTCTTAAAATATGTTAAATCTTTTTCAGATTTATAAATAGGTAAAATAATTCTAATTTTATTGCCACATTTCGATTTATCAGATTTAACATCTCCACAACTAAATATTAATTCTGTCCCGGTCTCGATGAAATGTTTATCATGTTCACATTCTGAACATTTTATATGTTTCCCCTTCGTTAAAAATAATTGTTTTTCATTATAATAAACTTTCAATAAATCTAAATATTCATCCATTATGGTTATTTATATTATTATATAATTTATTTATTTTGTGATTATATATTAATTTATTTATTTCTTTAGATTTATATCTTTTATAAAGTAAATAAATAAATAAAATAAATACAGATAATATTAATAAATGTATTAATAGATAATCAAATTTTCCTGTAAATTTAGGTTTGGGTTTAACTTCTATAAGGTTATCTAGGTGTATATTTTTATTAATATCGTTGAAAAAAGTTATAGTTTTAATATCAGTTAATTTTGGTTTATTCATAATTAAATATTAAATAGAAATTTTTTATTTAAACAAACTCATTATTTTTAGTTACTAAAAAAACATATAAAATTATTGATGGAATTAAAATCACTAAAAATACAGGATATAATGTTTGATCTTTACCTGTTCCATATGATTTTACAGAACCATCCGAATTAAATAATTGAGATGGTTTTTTACAAAATAAAGTTATTGCTAATAATATTTGCGCCACTATAACTATGAATACATTCTGGTCGATATTAATAATCATTTATATATTAATATAAAATATTTTAATAAAAAAATACTACAATAAATTTAATTACTGTAATATATCCACCTATCTAAAACGTATTCACTTTTTAATTAAATTACATATACATATATTGTGGTGGTTGATCATTAGAATTATTATTAAGTTTTAAGAAATTATCTATATCTTCTCTATTAATTATATATGGTAATTTAAAATCTTTAATCTTAAAATTAAGATCAATATTATTACTATCACCTGTTAAATAATAAATATTGATTTTACTAATAATACTTTCAATACATCTTTTTAAATTACGAACACCTTCTTCTTTATTTGTGAATTTATCAATCACATATTCTAAAATATCATCATTAATGATAATATCTTCATGTTTAAATAAATATGTATCATATAATTCTGGCAATACATAATCTCTACAGATTTTGTTTTTTTCTTTTGTGTTGAATCCTTTAGTATTAATAACATACATTCTGTCTTTTAAAACACGGTTGACTTTAGATTCATCATTAAATGAAAATATAAATAATACTTTAGATAAATCAATATTTATACCCGGATAATAATTATCTTGAAATAATGAATTCTGTGAAGGATCTGTCAAATGTGTTAACATATGAATAATTTCTTCTCCCTTATATGTTTCACTTACTTTATCTAATTCATCAAAATATATAACTGGATTCATGCATTTACTTTCAATAAGAATATCAATAATTCTACCCCAATGAGAACCTTCATATGTATATGAATGACCTTCAAATAATGATGAATCTGATTGACCCCCCAGTGCAATAAATGAAAATGGACGTCCAATTGCTTTAGCAATGCCTTCTTTTACTAAAGTTGTTTTACCATTACCCATGGGTCCTTGTAAAGCTAGAACATTTCCTTGAGACTGAGGATTTTTAATCCATTTTCCAATTACTTGTAATATATGAGTTTTAGCATCGTTATGACCATAAATAGATTTATCTAATATAGATTTAGTATTTACAATAAATTCACGTTTTTCCTCAATAGTATTATTATTATTTACCGATAATGACACAAATTTATTGAATGGGATAGAAATTAATCCATTGATCCATTTATCCATTTTAGAATATTCCCCTGTAGATACATCCATTTCATTTAATTTTTCAATATTTCTCATAGCAATTGCTTTTGTATTTAAATCCATATCAGAATTTAATATTTTAAATTTCAAAGGCATATTTAATTCATTAATTTCATTTAGTTTCTTAATTTCAGAAAGATATTTAGTTTTTTTATCTTTTTCTAATTTATGGAAATAATTAATGTTTTCATCTTCATCTAATTCTAAATTTTCTTCAATTTCCATAAATTTTTCATCTAATTCATCATAATCATAATCTTCATCTTCTTCTTCATCTTCTTCTTCATCTTCATCTTCATCTAATTTCAAATGCCCATTATAATCATTATCTTCACTACTTTGAATTGAAATACTCAAACTTTCATCAGATTCATTAATTTCTTCATCATCATTTTCTTCTTCTTCAATAATTCCGGTTTTCTTATTCGATGTGGGAGTATCTGGTATATTAATAGTTAAATTTTTATTACTATTAATTAATGTCGATATCATTAATGATAATAAATCAGGTTGTAGGGTATTGAGTTGTTTCTTTTTAAATTTTTTAGATAATTTAGTTTTTTTAGGTTTTATATTATCTCCGTGATAATCAATTAAATCGTTAATATTCCCATATTCATCAACATCATTATCTTGAGGAGGAGGGTTATCTTGTATGGGTGGTCCATTATTATCTTTTAAAAATACAACACCTTTGGACCGGGTAATCATTTGATGTTTTGACATATTATATTTAATAAATTATTTTTTAATCAAATTTTAATATACTAAATAATTATTTATTTAAATATTTATTAAATATTAAAATTTAGTATTAAATTAAAATTTGAAAAAATAAATTTGAATATTAATTTAAAAAAAAGAATAATATATAATATAATTATATACATTATGGAATTACAACAACCTGAAACTAAAACAATAACTTCTGTTCAATTTAGTATATTTAGTCCTGATGAAATTAGGTCTCGTTCTGTAGTTGAAATTACTAAATATGAAACATATGATAAAGATGTTCCAGTAATTAAGGGATTATTTGATATTCGTATGGGTTCTACAGAAATGGGTAGAATATGTCAAACATGTGGACAGAAAAATATAGATTGTCCAGGTCATTTTGGTCATTTAGAATTAGCGAAACCAGTATATCATTACCATTTAATAGACCAGATCCCAAAAATATTAAAATGTGTATGTTTTAATTGTTCTAAATTACTTATAGATAAAGATGATAATTTAGTAAAAAATATTTTAAAGAAGAATCCTAAAATAAGATTTAATGAAATATATGCAATCTGTTCTAAAGTTAAAAGGTGTGGTGAAGATAATATAGATGGTTGTGGTTATAAACAACCAGATAGATATAAAGTGTCAAATATTGAAGGCATTCAAGCAAAATGGACTAAATTAGAAATAAATGAAACAAATTCATCTGATATCAAAACACAACTTCTAAAAGTAGAACATGTTAAATCTATTTTAGAAAAGATTACAGATGAAGATTCCGAATATATAGGATTCTCTAGAACTTGGTGTCGTCCCGAATGGTTAATATGTTCTGTATTACCGATTCCACCACCCGCAGTCCGTCCTTCTGTTAAACAAGACAATTCACAAAGAATGGAAGATGATTTAACACATAAATTATTTGATATTATAAAAGTAAATAATACTATTAAAGATAAATTAAGTTCTGATCCTAATTCAGATGTTGATATATATGCTATGAATTTACAATATCATGTAGCAACTTTAATAAATAATGAATTATCAGGAGGTATCAATCAAGCAGCTCATCGTTCTGGAAGACCTCTAAAAGCGATTACTCAAAGGTTAAAAGGAAAAGAAGGACGTATTAGAAATAATTTAATGGGGAAACGAGTAGATTATTCAGCAAGAAGTGTTATTACACCTGATCCAAATATTGATTTAGATGAATTAGGTGTGCCCGAGAAAATTGCAAATAATTTGACCTATCCCGAGAAACTTAATAATATTAATTTTAATAAAATTACCCAATTATTAGAAAAAGGATATGATGTATGGCCTGGTATTAAAAGCATTATTAAAAAAAATAGTAAAATGATTATCACACTAAATGAAAATAATATTAAAAATATTGAATTAGAAATTGGTGATATTGTTAATAGAAATTTAATGGATGGTGATTATGTTCTATTTAATAGGCAACCATCTCTTCATAAAATGAGTATGATGGCGCATAGAGTAAAAGTAATGAAAGGAAATACTTTTAGATTAAATGTAAGCGTGACACCTCCATACAACGCTGATTTTGATGGTGATGAAATGAATATGCACGTACCACAATCAATCACTTCTGTATGTGAACTAAAAAATATAGTATCTGTTAAATATCAGATTATATCTCCTAGAGAAAACAAACCTATAATTACTATTGTACAAGATACATTATTAGGTGTCAATAAATTAACAAAATCAGAAAAGATTAATTATATAGGTGATTCTTATGATGGTGTATATTATAATGAAAATACAAATATGTATCAAGTACAGGAAACTGCTGATAATAATACAATTATAGATGAATCAACATATTTTAATAAAACTCAGATGATGAATATTATATGTAATTTATCTACATTTAATGGAACCGTTCCTGATTCCACTAAAACTATATCTGTCAAAGGCATTGATATTAAATTATGGTCAGGCAAATCAATTTTATCTTATATTCTCCCTAAGAATCTAAATTTAGAATTTAATAATTCATCATATGATAATAATGTTGATGATCCTCATAATGAACAATTAAATAAAATCATTATTAGAAATGGTCAACTAATTCAAGGCAGTCTTGATAAGAATGTATTTACAAAAACTTCTAAAGGACTCATCCATACTATTTATAATGATCATGGTCATGAAAGAGCATGTGAATTTATTAATGATTTACAAAAAATTGTTACACATTTCCTATTGATAGAAGGTTTCTCTGTTGGTATTGGTGATATTATTGCTGAACAATCTATCAATGATGAAATTAATAATACAATTAAAGAAAATAAAAATAAAATTAATGATTTAATGCAAGAAATTCATTTGAATGTGTTTGAAAATTATTCAGGACAATCTAATAATATGTATTTTGAAGCTAAAGTAAATTCTATTTTAAATGAATTGCTTAATAAAACTGGTAATACAGGATTAAGAGAATTAGATCAAAAAAACAGAGCAGTTAATATGGTCAATTCAGGATCAAAGGGTAAGACCACTAATATTGCCCAAATGGTGGCATGTTTGGGTCAACAAAATGTAGACGGTAAAAGAATACCTAATGGTTTCAATGATAGAACATTACCTCATTATTATAAATATGATGATTCATCTGAAGCAAGAGGTTTTGTAGAAAATTCATTTATATCTGGTCAATCACCACAAGAGTTCTTCTTTCATGCCATGGGAGGAAGAGAAGGACTTATTGATACAGCATGTAAAACTGCTGCCACTGGATATATCCAAAGGAAATTAGTAAAATCTATGGAAGATTTATATGTTAATTATGACTTATCAGTCAGAAATAGTACCGGATGTATTTATCAATTCATTTATGGTGATGATGGCATGGAAGGCATTAATATTGAATCACAAAGTCTATTAATTAATAAATTAGATACAAATGGATTGTGTAATAAATTCTTATTTGGTGATACTGGTAGTAATAATACATTATGGGAAAAACTATTAGAATCAAATATTATAGATGAAATGAAAAAAACAAAAAAATATCAAGAAATATTAAATGAAAGTTTTATGGTCATTTTAGAACATAAACAATATCTATATGATATCAATAATAAATTAGAAAATAATATATTATATCCCATCGATATTAATAGGATTTGTAAGAATAAATGTTTACAAAAAGAATCTTGTAAATCTAATGTTTCCCCATTATATATTTTAGAAGAAAATAATAAATTGAAAGATAAATTATTTGTATCTGTTACATTTAAAAATAATAAAATAATTGGAATATTAATTGATATTCATTTAAATCCAAAAATATTAATAACACAATTTAATATTCTAAAAGAAGAATATGATGAAATTATTCAAGATATTGAATATCTATTTGAGAAATCCAAGATATCTCCCGGTGAAATGGTTGGTGTAATTGCTGCACAAAGTATTGGAGAACCTGCTACTCAAATGACTTTGAATACTTTCCACTTTGCTGGAGTATCTGCTAAATCTAATGTAACACGAGGTATTCCCAGATTAACAGAATTACTACATTTGAGTAAGAATATTAAATCACCTTCTAGTATAATATTCTTGAAAGATGAATTCAGTTCAGATAGGAACAAAACTCAATATGTAAAAAACAAATTAGAATATGTCGGATTGAAAGACGTTATTAAAAATAATCAAATATATTTTGATCCTGATAATCACTTATTTGAGACTGTTATTGAAGAAGATAAACAAATGTTAAGTGTATATAATGAATTTAATAGTTTACAACATGGTGATAGTGTAGATTTATTCGAAAAGACTGCACCATTTATCATTAGATTTGTATTTGATAAAATAATCATGATGGAAAATAATATTACTATGGATGATGTATATTTGGCAATCATGAAATTTTATAATGTTGATAAGAAAATTAATTATTATTTCTCTGATGATAATTCTAAAGAATTAATTGGTAGAATTTCAATTACTGCTGATATGGAGGGAGATCATCAAGAAAATGGACTATATGACCAATCAGACGTTATAAATGTATTTAAAAATATTATGAATGATTTACTCGATAATGTAGCAATCAAAGGTATTAATAATATTAAAAATTTAGTAATCCCTGAAAATAAAATTACTATAAAAGAAGATAATGAATATATTGATAAAACAGAATATATATTACAATCAGATGGTGTTAATTTATTAGCAATCTTTAATTCAAAATATGTAGATTTCAAAAGAACATATTCAAATGATATTAATGAAGTTTATGAAAAATTAGGCATTGAAGCATCTAGAAACATATTAATTGAAGAAATCAGTTCAGTATGTGATGATGCCGGTGAATATATTAATTTGAGACACATTGAATTATTAGTAGATGTTATGACTAATAAAGGATATTTGACAGCAATTAATAGACAAGGTATCGGACGCGGCGATGTTGGTCCATTGGCAAAATCATCTTTTGAAGACACTATTGGTGGATTTATTAAAGCAGGGATATTTGGAGAAAAAGATAAACTGAAAGGTGTTTCTAGTAATATCATGATGGGACAAACTATTAAGTCAGGTACAGGATTAACAGAATTATTATTAGATGAGGACAAACTAATTCAAAGTTTAACAGAATTAGATTATAAAGAAAATGAATATATAGAAGATGTAGAAGAAAATATGGATACATTATTGAATGATAATGATGTATTTGTTGATGAATATTGTAATGATGATAATTTCGGATTTACAGTCTAATATTCTAAATTACTAATTCCTCTGCGTATAATCTCTTCATAAATTTCATCAGGACATTTATTTAATAACTGAATAGAATCTGGTTTTACTTTAATCTCATTTGTTTTAGATATTTCATTTTTAAAATTTTCACATCTGTCTCTAAATGATAATTTTTCACTAAAAGTTAAATTATCATTATTATTATTATTATATTTTTTTGCTCGATGTGGTATTTCGTTATAATATTCCATTTCTGCCTCTTTTAGTATTTTGGACATGTCTATATCATCCACTATTTGTTTCATTTGATCTTTACTAAATTTACTTTCTTCTTCTAATGTATTTATAATGTTTGGTACATCTCCTTTTCCATCTGTGTCTTCTTTTCCATCTGCGTCTTCTTCTCCATCTGCGTCTTCTTCTCCATCTGTGTCTTCTTCTCCATCTGTGTCTTCTTCTCCATCTGTGTCTTTTACAATACCTTCGCGTCTCTCTTTCTCTAATCTAAATTCCTCTCGCTCTTTCGCTAATTGTGCCCGCTCTTCTTTAATTTTATTAAGTTCATCTTTATAATCTTTATCATCTTTATCATCTTTATAATCTTTATCATCTTTATCATCTTTATCATCTTTATAATCTTTATAATCTTTATCATCCGGTAGACTTTTCGACCCGGGTAGTCTGTCAGGAGGTGCGGGTAGAGTCGGCGTAAGTGGAGTGAAAGGACGAGGAGTGACTGGAGGAGAACCTAGTGGACTCGTAACAT